CAAAGATTAGCAAAGTCATGCGTGAGTACAAGGCGGGTGAGTTGCACTCAGGCAAGGGTGGCAAGGTTGTAAAGTCTCGTCGCCAAGCAGTTGCAATTGCCCTATCAGAGGCTGGAAAGGCGAAGAAGAAATGAAACAAGGACTCTATGCCAATATCAATGCCAAACAAGCAAGAATTAAGGCTGGCTCTGGCGAGAAGATGCGTAAGGTTGGTAGCAAAGGTGCGCCAACTGCTGAAGCATTTAGACAATCGGCTAAAACCGCAAAGAAACCAAAAAAGGTGAAATAAGATGAAAACTCCCGCTTGGCAACGCTCCGAAGGTAAAAACCCTAAAGGAGGGTTGAACGCCAAGGGAAGATCATCTTATAATAGTGAAACTGGTGGTAATTTAAAAGCACCAGTTAAATCGGGGGATAACCCCCGTAGAGCAAGTTTCTTGGCTCGCATGGGCAACATGGCTGGTGCTGAGTACAAGAATGGTGAACCGACAAGACTGCTTCTTTCGCTTAAAGCATGGGGTGCATCCTCAAAGGCTGACGCAAAGGCAAAAGCCAAGTCTATTTCCGAACGAAATAAGGCAAAGGCAAAATGAGAGCATTATCGGTTGGAGTTAGTCCCACAGCGGCAGTAGACACAACAGTCTATACGTGTCCCAAGGGCTATTACGCCAAATTTACTGTAATGTACATTCACAATACAGGCGGCTCTACCAAGCACATAACTGTTCAATGGTTTGACGCAAGTGCCAGTACCACTCTTGATATATTGACTCAATACACTTTCACATCAAAAAACTATCTTCAATTTGATGGCGGTGCTTATATTGTTCTTGAAGAAGATGACAAACTCAAAATAACTACTGAGTCGGGCAGTACATTCAGTTTTATAGCAACCTTTGAAGAAATAGGATTGACAAGACAATGACCTACTTAGAACTGATTAACGATGTCTTGGTTCGGTTGCGTGAGACAACAGTCTCTACTAACGCAGAAACCTCATATTCCACCCTGATTGGCAAGTTTGTCAATGATGCCAAGCGTCAAGTAGAAGATGCGTTTGGTTGGAATATCTTGGGTCAAACCATCACAGTAACCACAGCATCTGGTACTGCTTCCTACTCCCTTACGGGGGCTGGCCAGAAGTTCCAAGTGCAAGATGTTATCAACACAACAAGCAACATAAGTCTCACAAACATCAACTTTGTGGACATGAATCGCAAGCAAAACTTCCTCCCATTGGTGAACGCAATTCCAACAGAGTTTGCTTTTGATGGCGTGGATGGCTCTTACGATACTAAAGTCACCCTATTCCCAATACCTGATGGTGTATACACAATCAAGTTTTCCTTGGTTGTCCCACAAGCCACTTTGTCTGCGGATGGAACTGTGGTGAAAGTGCCTGATGTTTTGGTGGCACAAAATGCCTATGCCCGTGCATTGGTTGAGCGTGGTGAAGATGGTGGACTAACCTCCTCAGAGGCTTATGCGCTATACAGATCAATGCTGTCAGACTATATTGCTCTTGAGGGTACTCGTTATCCTGAGACAGGGGAGTTTGTGGCAATATGAGCCAAACAATCCAAACATACAGCATCTCAGCCCCAGGCTTCTATGGGTTAAACACCCAAGACTCGCCCTTGGATTTGAACGCTGGGTTTGCGCTTGTTGCCACCAATTGCATCATTGACCAATACGGACGCATTGGTTCACGTCAAGGGTGGTCTAGGGTCAACGCATCTAGTGGCAATTTAGGTGCTAATGATGTCAAGGTAATACATGAGTTAATCCAAGCAGATGGCTCTTTAACTGTGCTGTTTGCTGGCAATAACAAGTTATTCAAACTAGGCGCATCCAATGTTGTTACAGAGTTGACCTATGGGGGAGGGGGGTCTGCCCCTACCATTACGGCAAGCAACTGGCAATGTGTATCCTTAAATCAAATTACATACTTTTTCCAATCTGGTTATAACCCATTGATATACGACCCTGCCGTAAGTACAACTACTTATAGGCGTGTATCTGAGAAAAGTGGTTACGTTGGGACTGTGCCTGATGCAAACATTGCGTTGTCTGCTTACGGAAGATTGTGGGTAGCAACCACAACATCCAACAATTCAACTGTGTCATTTAGTGACCTAACTGCGGGGCATATTTGGTCTACTGGCACTTCTGGTAGTTTAGATGTCTCTAGGGTGTGGCCTAACGGCTCAGACGAGATTACGGGCTTGGCGGCACACAATGGATTCTTGTTTATCTTTGGTAAGCGTCAAATATTAGTTTATGCCAATGCAACCACTCCATCCACGATGTCTTTGAGCGACACAATCGAGGGTATAGGTTGTATTGCTAGAGACAGTATTCAAACAACGAGTACGGATGTGTTGTTCTTGTCTAACTCTGGTGTCAGATCGTTGATGAGAACAATTCAAGAGAAGTCTGCGCCTGAGAGAGACTTGTCTAAGAACATACGTAATGACTTGATGGGAACTGTTGCGGGCGAGACGTTAGCCAACATTAAGTCTGTTTACTCTGAGAGACAAGCGTTTTACTTGTTGGTAACCCCAAGCATTGACACTACATGGTGTTTCGATACAAAGGCTTTCTTGCCCGATGGTGCGGCAAGGGTTACGACTTGGGACTCTATCACACCAAAATCTTTGCTCTCTAAGAGAGATGGAAGTTTGTTGGTTGGACAGAATGGTTATGTTGGCTTGTATAACACCTACCAAGATTACGATCAAGCGTATCGCTTTTTGTACTACACAAACCATGCAGACCTTGGTGATCAGAATGTAACTTCTATTTTGAAGAAGTTATCGATTGTGGTGATTGGTGGAACAAACCAAGACGTGACATTTAAGTGGGGCTTTGACTTTAAGACCAACTATTTGTCAGATAACGCAAGTATTCCAGAGCAGGATGTTTACTACTATGGCATTGCTGAGTATGGCGCAAATGCGACTACTGTTGCGTACTACTCTGATGGCGTTGCTTTGCAGACATTGAATGTTTCTGCGTCTGGTGCGGGCAAAGTTGTACAAACAGGGTATGAGGCTGACATCAATGGTACAGCCTTGTCTATACAGAAAATTGAAATTCAAGCCAAACGTGGCAAAGTAAGTTAAAGGAGATTATCTTGTCTGATTACACAAAAAGCACGAACTTTGCTACCAAAGATAACCTATCTTCTGGCAATCCTTTAAAGATTGTCAAGGGTACTGAGATTGATACAGAGTTCAACAACATTGCTACGGCTGTTGCGACAAAGGCAGATTTAGCATCTCCTACCTTTACTGGTACGCCTACATTGCCAACAGGCACGATTGCAGTTACTCAAAGTTCTGGAAGCAATACAACTACGATAGCAACTACTGCGTTTGTGCAAGCGGCAATTGCTTTGCTTTACCCTGTTGGCTCAGTCTATACAAATGCGACTGTCAGCACTAACCCTGCTACCTTGTTAGGCTTTGGTACTTGGACAGCATTTGGTGCAGGGCGTGTTCCTGTTGGCTTTGACTCTGGCAATGCCTTGTTTGATGCGGCAGAAGAAACTGGTGGTAGCGCAGATGCTATTACTGTGAGCCACACCCACACGGCTACCTTTACGGGTACTGCGATGGGTACGCATAGACACAATGTTGGTTCTAATGACTCTACAGCACAGGCTGGTAGTGACGCAGGTAATCAAGAATTTGTGCGTGATTCAGGCGCTGGAAATGGCCCTGCTACCTACACAAACTATGAATCTGCTGGCACTCCTGCTGGTTCTGTTTCTGTTGCGTCTGCTGGCTCTAGTGGCACAAATGCTAACTATCAGCCATACATAACTGTCTATATGTGGAAACGCACAGCATGATTGCAGAAGAAGTTATACAAGTCATTGATGGAACATTGGATGACATTGAGAACTTTAACGAGATTGCGTTGGAGCATTGGGAATATTTCAAGAATAAAAAGCCAATGTTCAACAAGGAGTATCTTGGTAAGTTGCGTGTTGCAATAGCCAAGGATGAAGGAAAGACAATTGGGTATGCGTTTTATGGGTTCTTTAAAAGCCCCTATTACGATGAAACATGGTGTCAGATAGATATGTTCTTTTTGACTCCATCATGCAGAGGAAATGGGATAGGAAAACAAATGTTTGATCTTGTTGAAGAAACTGCAAAG